TTAATATCTTATATTAAAAAGATACAAAGATTCTGGCGCAATATTTTGATTAATAGAAAAAAATTAACAAATTTGAAGGTTATCAAAGAATTTGATTACGTATTAGATAAAATAAATAAACAAATTGAAGAGACGTTTGTAAAAGATATATTGATATATATAATTAAAAAATATAGAAGACAGATTAGCACAACATTAAAAATATGATATTGCAAATGGTTGAAAACTTATTATGACATGCTTATCAAAATAATCACACAGATATTTAAGCATAAAGATCCCAAATATTATATTAAACATATTTATTATTATAAATATAAAATATTATTCATTTTATATAATTATTTAAATTTATTTTAAAATCTATTCTTATGTATGTATAATATATTATTACCATACCATTTCATAGACATATTATTATTTTTTAATAATTTTTTAAACTTAAAGTTTCCAAAGAATGGCTCTTCATTATTTTTATGAAATACGCGAGGAGTATTTTTATCATACAGATAATAATCACACTTAACAAAGCAAATTATATTATATGGTTTTAGTTTATAAAACACGTGATTCCATTTTTGCTGTTCCTTAAGTAATCCTTCAAATTGTGGGTTACCTCTATCTATTATTTTTTCATTTATTAAAACATTTTTTAATTCTGCAATAAATACTTTATGCTTCGCTAATGTTCGAGGTAGTGGGTTAGGGTCATTAGTTATAACTTTTGCAGGAACTGAGTAATTTGAAGGTGGCCAAAAAGGGGTTCTGTGTGGGTCATCTTTATCTTTTAACGTTGAAACTTTACCTCTTCTTTTAGCAACATTAGATGGCGAAGGACTTCTTTTAGCAACATTAGATGGCGAAGGACTTCTTTTAGCAACATTAGATGGAGAAGGACTTCTCTTAGCAACATTAGATGGAGAAGGACTTCTTCTTTTAGCACTCGGTGAATTTCTTTGCACGACTACTTTTGATGCCGTAGGACTTTTAGGAGATGATACTTTCTTCATTAATATTGCTCTAATATAATTATATATATAATTTAAAAAATGATTAATATAATATTATCAACAAAATAGATATTAATAAGATGAGCAATATTTATGTGGGTGCACATATAAATCGCGAAAAAACTATTATAAAAACTATGGAAACAATCACAAAAAATGGAGGTAATTGTTTACAGCTGTTTGTTTCTAATCCTAGAAGTTCATCTTTAGTTAATATAGACAATTATATTACTATTGCAGATGATATTAAAGATTATACATCAAAAAATAATTTTAAAACAATTATACATTCATCATATACCATCAATTTAGCGCATGATTTTAAAAATGACAAACGAACTGTTCCTATAAATGAATGCATATGGATAAAGATATTATTGCATGAATTATATATTTCTCATTTAATTAATTCATCTGGTGTTATTGTTCATGTCGGAAAACATACTACTTTATCATATAATAAGGGTATAGAAAATATGCGAACTGCTATTGAATATATTGTAGAGGAATTGCAAAAAAATAATTTAAAAACAAAAATAATTATTGAAACACCTGCAGGACAAGGAACAGAATTATTAACTAATTTAAATGAGTTTATTGACTTTTATAATAGTTTTTCAAAAGAACAAAAAAAATATTTAGGTATATGTTTAGATACAGCCCATATATGGGCTGCTGATTATGAATTAAATGAAGCATATAATATTATTTGTAATAAAAATGCAAATGATTTAATTGTCATACATCTAAACAATAGTAGTGTTAAAAAAGGAAGCAATACTGATAGACACGCAACCCTATTTGATAATACTAATGGAACTATTCCTCTTAAAGCAATTAAACAGTTCTTAGAATTATTTAAAAATAATAAGCATGTTCCAATTATAATTCTAGAAACACCATCAATAGAATATTCGCAAGAAATAAAATGGATATATGCTAGTATATAATATATTATTTATCGTCAATCGCAATCCAACTATCTGGGAATAAATTACTACTATCGATATCATCTAGATACCAAGATATCGGATAACATATAATAGGTTCATTTGACGAAGATAAGTAAGCACCAAACCACGAGAAAGTGCTATTACCAATAATGTAATGTTTTGAAGAAGTCATAATCAATAATTGTTCCCAATCCTGGATAGCATCAGATACTTTTTTATATCTTAAATCTTTGCCGGTTAATTCTTTTAGAACATTATTAATTTCTAAATTAAAATTATTTACTCTTTCATTATTTTCTTCTTCGCAAAAATATAATATATCATAATCGTATATATCAACGCCTTTGCTAATTAAAGTATTAAATGCATCAATATAATACGATGGTTTTTTTATTAATCGCTCAGGAGCATCTCCCATACGATAATGAATAGTTATTGTTTTATTAATAGTATATTCTGGATATTTTAATAATACTTCATTTATTTTTTCATCAATTCCAATAATAGTTTTTATTTTATCAATATTATGTTCAAAATATTTTGAACATTGAAAATATCCTTCTAATAATGTGTCATTATTAAAAATAGGTATTTGTTTATATGGATGGAATGGTTCTTTATATTTTTCATAGTTTGTTAATTCATTTAAAACCATGCAATTGTGACTAATATTACTAAATAAAGTATCCCAGTAATATTTGCGATATCCATTATATTTACAGCATAATATATAATTTTGACAATTATTATCAAGATAATATGAAATACACGCAAATATTTGAAATAATTGATTTCCTAATCCAGCATGTATTATACATGCTATATTATTCATTCTATATTTATAATGTTATGTTATGTTATTTTTATATAATTATTTATCAACAATCTTAATCCAACTATCTGGGAATAAATCATCGGTATTTGTCCCATCATATCCAGGACCAAACCAATATTCCGGATAACATATAATAGGTTCAATAGATGAAGATAAGTAAGCACCAAACCAAGAGAAAGTGCTATTACCAATAATGTAATGTTTTGAAGAAGTCATAATCAATAATTGTTCCCAATCCTGGATAGTATCAGATACTTTTTTATATCTTAAATCTTTACCAGTTGATTCTTTTAGAGCATTATTAATTTCTAAATTATAATCATTAGCTCGTTCATCATCATTTTCTTCACAAAAATATAAAATATCATAATCATATATATCAACACCTTTGCTAATTAAAGTATTCAAAGCATCAATATAATACTTGGTTTTTTGAACGGGATGATGAAAATGAAGATTTAAATAATCACCCATACGATAATGAATAGATATTGTTTTATTAACAGTATATTCTGGATATTTTATTAAAACATTATTTATTTTTTCATCAATTCCTATAATTCTTCTAATTTTATTAATATTATGTTCAAAATATTTATGACTTTGAAAATATCCTTCCAATAATGTGTCATCATTTAAAATAGGTATTTGTTTATACTGAAAAAAAGGGGCAGTATATTTTTCAGTAATAGTTATTTCATTTGATACTTTGTGACTAATATTACTAAATATAGTATCCCAATAATATTTACGATATCCATTATCATTATTTGTATATAGTATATAATTTTGACAATTATCAATATAATAAGATATAACTGCAAAAATTTTAAATATTTGGTTTCCTAATCCGTTGTTTACTACAATACCTACGTTATTCATTTTATATATTTATATTTAAATTATTTTTATATAATTATATTAATTTTATTTTTATATAATTACAAAGTAAGTCATTTATCTTTCAATATTATTAATATGTTGATAATAAGTTTCAGGACATAAATCATATGCATCATATCCTTCATCAATCTTAATCCAACTATCTGGAAATAAATCGTCAATATTTTTTTCATTATAACAAGGACCAAACCAAGTTGTTGGATAACATACTATGGCGTATTTTGATAAAGATAAGTATGCGCCAAACCAAGAGAAAGTGCTATTTGCAATAATGTAATGTTTCGCAGATGTCATAATTAATAATTGTTCCCAATCAGGGATATTATCAGATACCTTTTTATATTTTAAATCTTTACCTGTTGATTCTTTTAGAGTATTATTAATTTCTAAATTATAATGGTTAACAATTTTATTATTATTTTCTTCGCAAAAATATAAAATATCATAATCATAAATATCAATACCTTTGCTAATTAAAGTTTTAAATGCATTGATATAATACTTTGGTTTATGTATTGGATGATTTAACTGATTTTCGATACCTCTTACTATAGTGGCATTATCACCAATACGATGATGAATTACAATTGTTTTATTAACGGTGTATTCAGGGTATTTTATTAAAACATTATTGATTTTTTCATCAATACCAATAATATCCTTTATTTTATCAATATTATGTTCAAAATATTTATGACTTTGAAAATATCCATATAATAATGCATCATTATTAAAAATTGGCAATTTCTTATAATGAAAAAAAGGTTCTTCATATATTTGTGAAATATTTATGTTAGAAGATACCTTCATACTAATATTGCTAAATAATGTATTCCAGTAAAAATTGCGCCATTCACCATCTCTCATATGTAGTATATAATCGTTGCATTTATTATCAAGATAATATGATATTGTATTAAATATTACAAATAGTTGGTTTCCTAACCCTCCTAATACAATTGTGCATATATTATTCATAATTATATTAATGTAATAATATTATTTTTTATATAATAAATATGTAATAATAAATAAAAAAGTAAATAAAAAATGATTATATATTATATTAAATTTATTAACAACAAAATATGCTACACAATCAAACAACCCCTCCCTCAGTTATAATTAATACTGATATTTATACTAAATATGATACTGTTACTATCGCATCGTCAGTTCCAAATAACTCAAATATATCGGTTATCTATCCTACTATGTTTGATAGATGGAGAGATTTCTAAGTAATTAGTATATATAAGTATGTTTATTATATTTTTATAATTAAATGCTTGGATATTGAATATCCTCCCATAATAATGATTTTTCAGTAATAGGATGATTAACATAATTAGTTCTATTATTTTCTATTAAATTATTAACATTGTTCATATCAACTAAATCAGGATGAACATACCAATCTTCATACGGGTGAATAACTTCTGAGTCAAAAGCTTGATTATTTATGTCTTCAAAAACACAAATATATCCTCTTTTTTTAAATATATTTCGTGATTCTAATCGTGTATTAGCAAAATTAGTATGATATATATCATGTTCAAATGTTACAGTAGCAAATTTATATGTGTCAAAAATTTCATTATCTAATTTTTGCAACGTCATTAATGTAGAACCATTATTTACTTCTAAATCTATTTGCAAGTAATCAAATGATAAAGGTGCATTATTTTCTTCAAATACTTTTTTATAATCTACTTGTGTAGCATCATTTATTATGTGAACACTATTAGGACGGAGTTCTTTATACGAAGATAAAAAATGTGAATTAATTTCAACCATTATACCCTTCCAATCATATTTTGTTTCTAATAAATATGAATTATTATATTTGATTGGAACATTTGAACCAATCTCTAAAAAGTATCCATTTTTTTTCCTTTAAGAACATTTAATACAAATTTATCTTGCCCTGCTTCCCCTAAATACATTCTATTATAATATAATTTATATCCTTTATATAAATAAATATATCACTATTTATACAGTTTTTATATTTTATTCTTTAGATTATCATAATAAATATTAAAATATGCTATTAAAATATAAAAATTGATAATATTTTTTATTTTTACAATATTAAAACAGTAAATAATATGTCAATCGCTATTAAAATCAAAGAATACATGAATGATATGCCAGATACTTTGAATACTAAAAAAGAAGTTGATGAATATTTTAAAGATGCTATGAAAAAAGCTTTAGAAAAAAATAAAAATAATGAAGATAAACCAAAAAAAGAACTTAATGGATATCAATTATTTATGAGAGAAAATAGTAAATCTGTAAAGGAACAAAATCCTGGATTGAGTGGTCCAGAAGTATTCAAACTAATTGCAACTATGTGGAAGAAACAAAAAGAAGATGCTGTAGTTGATGTTGAATCTTCTAAAGACGAAAATGTAGAAAAAAAACCTGATGTAAAAGTTGAAGAAGATGCTGTAGACGAACCTGTAAAGGATACTAAGAAAAAAGAGAAAAAAGCAAAATAATCTAGATAATAGTTATATGCTTCGTTTGTAAAATAATAATTAAGGTAAAATATGTGTTATATATTTTTTATAATTTCTAGATATGTAGCAAAACCATCTGCAATATTTAATGCATTATTATAACTTGATAACCTAACATCAAAATGAACCCAATTTTTTCTATATTTTACAGGTATAAATTTCATTAAAAATAATGATGACATTAAACCGTCGCTGTGAACACATTTATATCCAGAATTCTTAATATCCGCAACATTTGATTGAATATATTTAATATATTCGACCCAAGGTGGTAACCTAATACTTTTTTCAGCATATTCTTCATTATATAGTTCAATATTTTTTGCAATTTTGTCATTTAATGTAAAATATGTAAAACTTGTATGACAGTGTATTCTTTCAGACCATCCAGTTAATGTTGCATAATCAAATATATAATCGGGTTTGTAATTTTTGCACGCATATGCTAAAGCATCCGCTAGTATTAATCTTCCTTCAGCGTCAGTATTAACAACCTCGACAGTAGTTCCATCGTATGATTTAATAATATCATTAGGTTTAAGAGACATACTTGAAACTATATTTTCAACTAATGGACATAAGCATACGACACGATGTTTATAATTAGTATCAACTAAATATTTAAACAATCCTAATGATAATGCAGCGCCTTCTTTGTCCATATACATTTTTTCCATATGCTTATCTCTTTTTAATGAGTATCCACCAGTATCAATAGTAACTCCTTTGCCAACTAGACAGATTGTTTTTTTATACTTAGGAGGAGTATAGTCTAACACAATAAAACATGGTTTATTACTTGAAGTTCCTCCAACCGCATCGATAAGTCGTAACCCCATATTTTTAATATCTGTGTGATTATATTTATTAACTTTGACATACTTTGTATTAGTAAACAAATTGCAAGCATACGTGCCAAACTTTTCAGGTGTAAAAATATTAGATGGTTCATTAATGATGTTTCGCGAAAAATTAGAATAATCAATAATTCTAAATAATTCGTTCCTATCTATTTTATTTAATTGTGGTATATGAAATAATATATTATTATTTATTTTTTGATTGCTTTTATATTTATTAAATACATATAATCCTTGCATAATCCTATAAACAAATCCTTTAATGTATTTTTTATTCAATTTTGTTAGATTAAATAATGTATCGTTTTTATTATTTAAATTATTAACTATTGTTTTAATATCTATTGATTTCAAAATAATATCCAATAAATTACATATTTTAATATTGGCATTTTCTTTTTTGCTTGAAGATACTATAATATTATTAACATTCTTATTTTTATTTACAGCATATATACTCATTCTAATATATGCATATACTTAATTATATATTTGATAATATAAGTTGCGACTCTTTCAATTCATATATTTTGTCTGCTATTTCTAAAGCAGACCTTCTATGCGCAATTATTATCATAGAACATGTTTGATTATTAAAGCACCTTTTTATTGTTTGTTGCACTAGTTCTTCGCAATAAGGGTCGAGTGCAGAAGTAGCTTCGTCGAATATAATGATTTGTGGTTTTCTAATAAGTGCTCTTGCTATTGATATGCGCTGTTTTTGACCTCCTGATAGCGAACTTAATTCGGTTCCTTCTAGTTTTGTTTGATATTTATTGGGAAGTTTGGATATAAATTCATGTGCATTTGCATTTTTAGCGGCTTCTATAATATCATCTTCACTTACATTATCTAAACCATATGAAATATTATTAGCAATTGTATCTGAAAATAATATGCTATCTTGTGCAACATAACCTATGTGTTTTTTTAACCATATGCTGTCATAATCACAAATATTTACATTATCAATAGTAATATTTCCTTCTGTAGGTGACAATATATTAACTAATAATTTGGATAATGTGCTTTTACCGCAACCAGATGCACCAATAATTGCTATTTTATCCCCTCTATTAATCTTAAAATTAAAATCATTTAATATATTATCTGTTGATTTGTCATATTTGAATGATAAAGAATTGAATGATATGTCGCCATGCAAAATATTATCAGATGGCATATAATATCCATGTATATATTCTGGAGCATCTAAAATATTTATAATCCGTTTATATGGTTCTTTGCACTTTATAAACTCATTCTTCATATCAAAAATAGTTTTAATTATAGAATATAATCCTTGGTTATGAAGAATAAATATAGTAAGACCATCAATAGTATTTAAATAGTTAGCAGATAATATGATAATGATAGTTATTATTGTAGGGGTATTGCTAACAACTAATAAATTAAATCCATACAATAAGCATTCTTTGCTATTATAATTTCCAATCTCATTAGATAACCTTTCATATTTATTATATGCGCGTATCTCATTTGCATATGTCTTTAAAACAGATATATGAGATAGTGTTTCGTGCGTATACGTATTTAATTCTTTATTTAATTCTTCA